CATTGTGGTATGACCGAGAAGGAAATGAAACTGACCTTCTTTGAATATTTGAAGTATCATCCTAAAGATTATGAAAGCCCTGAAGACTCCATTACGCTACCCAGGGGGTAAGTCCCGTGCCTGTAAAAGAATGGATCCATTTTTCCCTGATCTTAGGGATTATGACGAGTTCCGTGAACCATTCTTGGGTGGTGGTAGTGTAGCAATTCACATTACTAAAAAGTATCCTCATCTAAAGATTTGGGTGAATGACTTGTATGAACCTTTGGTAAACTTCTGGCAACAACTCCAGATGTTTGGACCAGAAATGAGGACTAAACTTGTTGAGTTAAAGTCTAAGTATCCAAGTCGCGGAACTGCAAAAGATCTTTTCTTACAATCTAAAGAATATCTGAATGACGCTGCTAGTGATAACTTCTGGCGTGCTATTGCTTTTTACGTTGTTAATAAGTGTTCTTTCTCTGGTTTGACTGAGAGTTCTTCATTCTCTCCTCAAGCATCTGATGCTAATTTTAGTATGAGGGGTATTGAGAAACTTCCAGAATATTCTAAGATTATTGAAAACTGGAACATCACTAATTATTCATATGATTACTTGATGGATGAAACCTCAGAAAGGCAGGTCTTCATGTATCTTGATCCCCCGTATGATATTAAGGACAATCTTTATGGTCGCAAGGGAGCGATGCATAAAGGATTTGATCATGATAAGTTTGCCGAAGATTGTGATAATTGTAGTCTACCCCAGTTGGTTAGTTACAATTCAGCACAGTTGGTTAGAGATAGATTTAAGAATTGGAATGCTGCTGAGTTTGACCTTACCTACACCATGCGTTCAGTAGGTGAGTATATGCGTGATCAACAGAAACGAAAGGAACTATTACTTTTTAATTATGGAATTGAAGGACTGGTTAAACTCGATCAATCTAAACAAGAAGCATCTTATTGACGAAGATCCTACTACTGAGAAAGAATACGCACCTTATATTATCAATCGTTGTCTGTCTGGACACCTTGATACTATCATGTTTGTTAATGAAATGAACCAGTATCATTTCTTACCAAAAAAGATGCAATATGATTTCTTTATAAATATTGTGAGGAAAAAGAAGAGATTTTCTCCCTGGCTCCGACAAGATAAGATCAAAGACCTTGATTTAGTCAAACGTTATTATGGTTATAGTAATGAGAAAGCAAAACAAGCTCTGAAGATCCTAACACAAGAACAACTTAATTTTATAAAATCGAAATTTGATACTGGAGGATCGAAATGAGTGTTGTTAGAGAACCTGAAGTTCAGTGGTCGCCTGAAAAAATGGTTGAGGTACTTCTCAACGAACCTGATGACTTTTTAAAAGTTCGTGAGACTTTGACTCGCATCGGAGTTGCATCTAGAAAGGAAAAGAAAATCTATCAGTCCTGTCATATTCTTCATAAACAGGGTCGCTACTATCTGGTTCACTTCAAGGAACTATTTGCACTTGATGGTAAGCACGCAAATCTGACTGTAAATGATGTCCAACGTCGCAATCGTATTGCTCAGTTGTTAGCTGACTGGGGATTGGTTGATATTGTTAACGCAGATCTCATTCAAGATATCGCTCCACTTAATCAAATCAAAGTTCTTTCTTATAAGGATAAGGGAGACTGGATTTTAGAGACCAAGTATAATATCGGTTCTAAGAAGAAAAGAGTAGAGGAAACCGAATAAGGTTTTTTTGAAAGCGTGCTATAAATATGTGTGATTGCCTTCGGGGATCACACAACACAAACTCGCTTTTTAAGGAGCTACAATAATGACGAACTTAATGAAGTTTCATAGTAAGGACCTGCCTGCTCTTATGGAACGCATAAATAAGTATAGTATCGGTCTGGATGATTACTTTGATCGACTCGCAATGCAGCACGAGTCTCAAACTAACTACCCACCATACAACCTAGTTCAACTAAGCAATGTAGAATATCGCTTAGAACTAGCACTAGCAGGATTTAAAAAGGAAGAACTTAATGTCTACACGCAAGACGGAAAACTTTTTGTCGAAGGATTGCAAAAAGGAGAAGAAGAAGGAGAAAGAACTTATGTCCACAGAGGAGTGGCTCAAAGATCTTTCACTCGATCATGGACACTCAGTGACGAAACGGAAGTTAGATCAGTTGAGTTTGAGGATGGGATGTTAAGAATCACACTTGGAAAAGTTGTTCCAGAGCATCATCAACGTAAAAACTATCTATAAATAAGTAGTCGTCGCCGCAGGGGGATAACTGGCACAAACCAGTTGACTCCCCCCTTTTTTATTGCTATAATGAGTGGAGGAAAAAAAATCAAATGTCAATTAAATTAGCACTCCTTAAATCTGGGGAGACTGTGATATCTGACGCAAAGGAACTTATTTCTGATGATAAGATGTGTGGGTATCTTTTTACCAATCCACATAAAGTAGAGGCACGCACACCTATGCTTCTTGTCGAAGAAACTGAATCCAAATCTTCAGGAGAGCTTGAGATTTCTCTCACTCCTTGGATTGTACTGTCTAAGGATGATCAGATTCCTGTTCCACCTGATTGGGTTGTTACTATTGTAGAACCAGTTAATGAAGTAAAAGAAATGTATGAGGAGAAGATAAATGGACAAATCAATTAAGTGTTTGCTTGTTAATGTTGATAATGTTATTATCAGTGAAATCATTGAAGTTGGTTCAGAACTAGGAGAACCTGATTGTAAACTTATCAATCCTTATAAGATTGATGTTGATGGTAATCTGAAACCATGGCTTACTGTTACAGATCAAAATGAAATGATGATTCATTCAAACAATATTCTTACTATTGTTGACCCAACACAAGAAATTATTGAAAAGTATTTGACTCTTACAGAATGAGATTTTACACAAACGTCCAGATGGTCGGGGATCACTTCTTGGTCCGAGGTTACGAAAATGGTCGCCATTTCGCAACCCGTGAGAAGTTTTACCCGACCCTTTTTGTTCCTTCCAAAAGTAAAAGTAAGTATAAAACACTTACTGGAGAACCTGTTGATCCTATTGAACCTGGTACAGTTAGAGAATGTCGGGAGTTTATCAAAAAGTATGACGGTGTAGAAAATTTTAAAATTTACGGAAATACCGGATACATCTATCAGTATATTTCTGAGAAGTATCCTGAGGAAGAAATTAAATTTGATACTACTAAGATTAAGATCTCTACTATTGACATTGAGGTCAAATCGGAGAATGGATTCCCTGATGTAGAATCTGCAGCAGAGGAAATTCTTCTAATTACTGTGCAGGATTATACTACCAAACAGATTCGTACTTGGGGTTTAGGACCTTTCAACAATAAGCAGCAGAATGTAATCTATAAAGGTTTCAGAACTGAGTATGAACTCCTGAATGATTTCATCAACTGGTGGATGATTGAGGATAATACTCCTGAAGTAGTTACTGGTTGGAACAGTGAACTATATGATATCCCATATCTGACCCGTCGCCTTGACCGTGTGCTTGGTGAGAAGTTGATGAAGCGTCTTTCTCCTTGGGGTCTGGTGACTGAAAGGGAAGTATATATTGCTGGTCGTAAAAATATTTCTTATGATATTGGTGGAGTCACACAGCTTGATTACCTAAATCTTTATAAGAAGTTCACTTATAAAGCGCAAGAATCCTATCGTTTGGATTATATTGCAGGTGTAGAACTTGGGCAGAAAAAACTTGACCACTCTGAGTTTGATACTTTTAAAGACTTCTACACCAAAGGATGGCAGAAATTTGTAGAATATAATATCATTGACGTAGAACTTGTTGACCGAATGGAAGACAAGATGAAGTTGATTGAACTAGCAATCGTTATGGCTTATGATGCTAAAGCGAACTATGCTGATGTATTCTCTCAGGTTCGTATGTGGGATACTATCATTTACAATTACCTCAAAAAGAGGAATATTGTAATTCCCCCTAAAGAACGTTCAGATAAAGATTCCAAATACGCAGGTGCTTATGTCAAGGAACCAATACCAGGAAAGTATGATTGGGTTGTTAGTTTTGACCTTAACTCTCTCTACCCTCATCTTATTATGCAGTACAACATCTCACCGGAGACGCTCAGGGATACCAGGCACCCAGCAGCAACAGTTGATAAGATACTTAATGAAGAACTGACCTTTGAGATGTATAAGGACAATGCGGTATGTGCTAATGGAGCAATGTACCGTAAGGATGTCCGTGGATTCTTGCCAGAGTTGATGGAAAAGATCTATAAGGATCGTACAGTTTTCAAGAAGAAGATGCTTGCTGCTAAGCAGGCATATGAAAAGACTCCAACTAAAACTCTTGAAAAGGAGATTGCTAGATGTAATAACATTCAGATGGCTCGTAAGATTCAATTGAACTCTGCATATGGTGCTATTGGAAATCAATACTTCAGGTATTACAAACTAGCAAACGCAGAAGCAATTACTCTTTCTGGTCAGGTCTCTATTCGTTGGATTGAGAATCGGATGAATAATTACCTAAATAAACTTTTGCAAACAAAAGATGTAGATTATGTCATTGCATCTGACACTGACTCAATCTATCTTAATCTTGGACCTCTCGTTGATAAATTTTTTGGTTCTAAATCTGGCGATAAAACAGCAATTGTTTCCATACTTGATAAGATCTGCCAGGAGAAATTTGAACCTTTTATCGAACGTTCATATGAGGAACTGGCTTCGTATGTTTCGGCATACGAACAAAAAATGCAAATGAAGCGTGAGAATATTGCTGAACGTGGTATTTGGACTGCGAAGAAGCGATACATTCTCAACGTGTGGAACAGTGAGGGGGTTCAGTACAATGAACCGAAACTCAAAATGATGGGTATTGAGGCAGTTAAATCCTCAACACCTGCACCATGCCGTCAAATGATTAAAGATGGTTTGAAGTTGATGATGAATGCAACTGA